AATTCCATCAGATGGTTGTTTGGCCGCCTCCATCCATCTGTCTATCGCGGGAGCGAGAACCTTGTTGTTGTAATAATTCTCGATGACCTTCTGATCCTGGTCGCTCAACGACGCCCAACTGATTTTCGAGCCGGGAGAAAGTCCGCCTGAATACACGCGCAGGGTTTCCCACCACACTCCGGCTGGAGAAGAATCGCTTTCCGCTGTCGCTGAATAACCAGAACCATATATCTGTCCGACGACATCCGTCGAAGCACGCAGCCTGGAGTTATCAGGCTGCGTCGACCAGTATGCGTCCCACTTCCCCATCACGCCGTCCTTGGCATCCACTGGCTCAACAGCGGACTAAGATCAATCTGGTAAATGCTGCTCACGGTATTGGCATATGCCAGATACTGAGAGGTCATGTCGCGCACAGCCGCATCCTTGGCGGCAGGCGTCATGTTCGACGACAATACCTGATTGATGCCGGATTGCAGCGTGCCCCATCCGTAGCGGACGCCCTCGGACACGTTTTGCAGGGAATTAAAGTTCATCTGAGCTGCGGCAACGTCCTTTTGCGTCTGCGCCGAAAGCGCCGAGTTCGCCGCACTCGTGGTCGCGTTCAACCTGGCAGCTTCCAATTGAACGGCATTGTCGGCATTGACCTTGCTTGCGCTCGCAAGCGTCTGCGCATCCACGGTCGCAATCGGCACGGCGTAGTCATAGAGCGCCTTTTGCCCAGCCTCGGCTCCCATGCTGGTATTCAACAAACCGCGTTCCTGGGCTGCAATCAACCCCTGAGTCTTTGCCTGCTGCATCAGAGGATTGTTGCTGTCGAGCAACCCATGCACCCTGTTCTGGACCAATTGATCCGGAGTCACTGACCAACTCGTTCCTGACGGCTGTCCATAGGGAACAGAGGATGCTGTATTGATCATCCCGGTATTGCTTGCGCCTTGTGCAGGAGATTGCGTAGCCGCTAGCGGACTGATGGTTTGTTGCTCCATCATGCCGAGGTAATCAGTAGGCGCCTGTTTAGTGGCATGATAGCTATCGATTTGAGCTTGCGTATATGGGGCGATCCCGGCTCGTCGCAGAAGATCCGGCTGGGCCCCCGAATACGCCGCCATCAACGCAGGGTTGTTGCTGATCTGATAGAGCTGATCGGCAATCGCATTGCCAGTCGGGTTGCTTCCGGTGGCGCCATTGGCCTGCGCCCTGGCCACCATGTCCCGCCAATTGGTCATCGCACTCATTGTGCTGCCTCCTTTGCAATGCGCCGTAGTGCCGCCCCCGACCACCGCAGCAGCGCGCCTTCCACACATGCGGCCGGGGTAGCGATCTCGGATGGCGCCATGCCGCCTTCGCGGTAGACCTCGATAACATACTCCGCGCACTGGCCGAGCATGTCGTTGCCGATGGCCAATCGCCTGAGATAGCCCAGTATTGCCTGCCAGCGCGAATAGCGCATTTTCCCGAATCGGCTGAAGGCGTACAGCAGCCCGGCACGGGAAAGCCGGCGCGGGGCATTGATCCATGCCTGCGGCGGATCGTTGCTCAGGAGCCGTGGCGCGCATCCTGTGACGGTGAGGTCCATCGCCCACGCGCGGCCATATTCAACCCACGCGATGCCGACATGCGTCCATGGGCTCTCGGTTGAAACCTGAACGGCTTCTATTTCCGTGTCGTGGCGCAAATTCCCGGTCGGCTTGCTCTGCCACAACAGCATGTCGCCAGTCTTGACTGACCGCCTGAATTCGTCGTAGGTCATGCCAGCGCCTTCCATATCCCCGGGGTGAATACCGAACCGGCGATACGCTCCTTGATCGGTGCATCCTTCGACATACCGTTATCTTCGAGTTTGAGTTTCCAGCCAAGGTCGATGTTCAGGCTCTTGTCGGGGCGGAACGGATATGCCCATACAATCCAAAGCCTGTAGAAGGTCGCACCGTCGTCACGAGTAGCCTTGAGGACGTGCCAGTTGCTGACTCCCGGCTCCTCAATGATCTCGTCCGCATTCCCATAAACACGCTCGATCTTGCAGCGCGACACATCGACGCCCGTGATGACGCGGTTCCAGTAGTTCGCCGGATTTCGCACGGCCATCCACAGCCACATGGACAGGAGGCTCGCCTGTTCTCCATTACGCTCGTTCGCCCACCAGCCGCGCTTGTCTCCGAGTGCGCCATCGAACGGGTTGCTCCAAGGTTTGAGCCATGATGGCAGATCAACGAGCATCCAGTGGCCGCGCTCGGGGAATTGCGTGAACGGCTTGATGGTTTCTGGATACGACTTGCGGAACGGCAAACCGACAGCCACGAGCAGGAAGCCGAGCAGCATGATCGGCAAGCCAACAAGCGCGAGAAAAAACGCCTTGATGAACGATAGTGTCATAGCGTCACCGCCAGTTTGAACAGAGCGTCAACCTCCGCTGCGCTCTTGCCTAGCGTCACGGCCATGGCATTCAATACAGGATTGGCGCGCTCAAAGGCGTTGCTATATTCGTACCAATCCTTGATGTCCTGATCAGCGGATGCAATTGCTGCCTCGACGGTTGCGCGCAAGCCTATCGCGGTCAGGCCCTGGCGGAACTGTCGAGGGGTGACAGAGGCAGGAACGTCAGGAACGGCATCCTCAAACACCGATCCTGTCCATACCCTGCCAATATCCGACCATTCACACGGGATGCCCGGGCCGCCGCTTACCACCGCCTTGACGCGGCCATCGTTGTCCAGTTGGGCGTATGGCATCAGTAATACTCCACGACCTGATAAGAAACCGTACCACCACCCGATGGACCCTGACGAGTAGCGGTAACGGTTGTCGAATTGGTGAGAACCAGCGTGATATCGGCATCGGCAGGGTTTGTCCCTCTGGCGCCAAGATGCATTAGCAACGACTTGCTTGTATTTACTGACGGACTGAGAGTGGCAGTATTAGTTGTTCCGACTCCGGCAATAGTGATCAATCCAGATTGAATTGATTTAATTCTCCCGCCGAAAAGACTTGATGCATTTGCCATTACGCGTACCCCCAATTACCAGACGCCGAGATATATACCAATGCCCCTGATAGGTGCTTAATGTCTGCGACAAACGTCGTATCGCCTAGAACTGTTTTGCCATTTCCATCGAACGTCACGGCATAAGAATCGAATGTGCCGGAATAATCCATGAACCAGATTTGAGCGCCATCGGCAGGGCTGGCTGGCAGGGTGACGGTAAATGCCCCGCCGCTGGTATTGCAGCGCAGTCGGTCCCCGGCTGCGGCGGTATAGGCAGAACTCTTGGTCGCCCAATCACTGTAGAGCAGGCCCCAATACGCGCTGGTGCCAGTGGTAAAGAGCACCTTGCCGGCGTTGCCGGTCTGCGTGGGCAGAGTGCCAGTGGGCGCCAGGACGGCTTCGAGCGCGGTGCCGGCGCCATTGACCGCGACGTAGTACCCGGCCTTTCCAGTCATGGCCGGCAGCTTGTCGAACGCGGCTTCGATCAAGGCGTGTTCATTGCGAAATTGAGTCGAGAGCAGCTTGCTGCCAAATGCGGGATTGCTCGTTCGTGAATAGAAGTCGTTGCTCACCTTAGACCTCTTCGATTGATGTAGTGGACGATGGCCGACGTAATGGTGATCGGCCCGGAAAAATTACTGTTGGTGGCGAACGAGAAGGCCACGTTCTCTGCTGTCCCAGCCATTTCAAGCTCGAGCGGAGCAATGTTCTGCGCATCCCAGGTCGCGCCGCTGTCCCAGCGAACGCCGCCATCCCACCCGCCCGACATCATCGTCGCGGAATAGTCGTTCCATGACGCCGCTCCATACTCGCTCTTGGAATAGCCGAGGTTGTAGGACGCCTGCAATTCCGCGTAGCTGGTGCCGAACACTTCGACCACGGCGCGCCGATAGCTCTTCAGGATGCGCGGCGATTTCGACGGGTCATAGTTGAGCGTGATGTAAGCTGAAATATTGGCGCCATCGAACGACGTGCCCTTGTCAAACTGATAGACCCATCCGTCAGTTGAGCCGACGAACGTTATTTCGTTGCCGTCGTCATCCTCGCCGTTCCAGGCACAATTCACCGCGTCCGGAAAGAACTGCGGCAGGGCGCCCATGAATTGGCCATTGACCACAGTGGTGTAAAGGGCCGTGCCATTGCTGAAGAACACTCGATGCTGAGACTTTTCGCGATTGACGCATGACGCCGTGGCCAAAGTACGATTGGCCACAATCCACGGCTGCATGGCGAAGGTCAGGGTTGCTGTGTCGAAATTGCCGAAGTTGAGTGACGTGGCGATCGATATCACGCCACGGTCATCAAGGACATGGGCGTTCGTGAGGTTCTGCGCGGTATAGTGCCTGCCGCCCACGCCAGAGTTATATGTCACCAACTGCGCCGAACTGCCCCCCGGCGTGCCGTAGAAGAACTTCGTGCCGTTCTTGGTGATAACCGCGAGAGCCGCCGACGAATCAGATCCTGGCTGGGGAAGCAGGTTGGTGATTTCCTCGCCCGCGTTGATTTCGCCGGCACCGAGCACCAGCGTCCAGGCATACGGGTCGGCCAATCCAGAGTATTGCAGACTCGCGCCATAGGACAACCACAGATGGTCTTTATGCGCCGCGATGTGCTTTGGTGTGTCCGTGGTCATGCCGGTATGGATCGGCACCAGCGTCGTGCCGTCGAATTCCCAGGCCGGATTGACGCCATCGGCGCCATAGATTCGCGGCAAGGTAGTGTTGCCGATGATCGACGCCTCAACGGTTTCCAGTCGGCCACCTGGCAACAGAGTGATGGCCGACGATGCCGATGCCGCAGTGAATTGCACCGCTCCCGCCCCGCTGCCGAGCTTGACCGATTCCCCGTTCTGGAATGCGCCGCTCGTGATCTGGATAACCACGGTCCCGGCAGCGGTGCTGCCCCATGTGCCCGTGCGCGTCACGACACGCTTGACGACCCCGGTCGCGGTTGATGTATTGCCGTAAAGCGTGGCCCCTTCAGCGGGCTTGACCAGCCCGGAACTGAACGACAATTTACTGTAGAACGTCACCGCCGTCCAGCCGGCGGCAGATGACTTGTACAGAACCGCCGCTGTCCCGCCGACGTTGTTTCTCAACGCATAGACCGACCCGCCGAAAAAGAATACCCCGCGAATCGGCCCCGAGCCGGACGGCTTGGCAATACTTGCGCGCAAGATGTCCGCCGCCGCCGCAAGATACACGGCGTTGCTTTTCGGTGTGTCAACGGTACTGAATGCCACAACCTCGGCAATTGGGCTTCCGCTACGATTGATGTCTTCGCCAACAATGAATGTGCCGCTCGGATTGGCAATCACGAGCATCGACGAAGACGTGGCAATAATCGTTCCGGTCGCTCCAGACGTTGCGCCGCTAACCGAATCGCCGATATTGATCACGATTGCGGGAACCATGTTGACATCGAGCGCCACATATGTCCCGCTGCTCGGCGCCGCATGACCGTCATAACGTTCGTAACCGCTGATGCTGCTATAGCCACCGGTCACGTTACATTCAAAATTCAGCGCTTCGCGAAGAACACCAGGCTTGAGCGAAAGTGTCGGCGTGATAAGGTCAAGGCCACCGCCCATCTGGATGAGCGAATACTGAATCGCCGGCCACCTGATCTGCCCAATAGACATCAGACAAGCGCCCCTGCCAATTGCATTTTCGGCAACTGGTTAATTTCAAGCGCATCGAGCATCTTCCGATACTCGTCCTTGCCGGCCTGATAAATTTCGCCTGCGGCTTCATAGGGCGCGTATTTCATCATGGCCCGATAAACGATCACCATCTGGTAGCGTGACGGAATGGCGCTCGTGTCCGTGTCTGCGGACATCAGGGTGGGTTCCTTGAAATACTCGCCAACCACCATATAAACATCGTTGGGAACCGGGCCAAGCACCAGGGAATGATCGGGCGCCACTGCCCACGAGACAGGGCGGGATTGCGTGCTACGGCGCATGTTGAATCGCCAGTAGTCGCGGAAGGCGTCATACGCCATCGCCTCGCCAAGGTGTGTTTCGCTGCCATACCCCGCCGACTTGAGATAGACGCGCAGATCGTCCGTCTTCCACTGCGCGAATTTTGCGATCGCGGTGATGTCGGTAACCGGGGCATAGCCCCAGTCACCGGCCACCGTGTCGAACTCGACTTCGGCACGCAGGAAGTTCCAGTCGTGGTGCAGTTCCTGGATTTCCAAGTCTGACTGGATGATCCAGTTAGTCATCCGCTCGACCTCTTTTGTCGGCGAGGCGAGCGTGGTTAACGTTCCGCCAGATGCCCCGCTTTCAATCCGAAGCCTGTTGACGAGATCAAGTAATGTCATCAGGCTTCAGCCAGTACCTTGCGAATCCATACCGTGCCGTTCGGATTGCGATCCTGGACGATCGAGAACGGGTAGCGCAGGCTGCGAGCCTTCCTGACAACGGTATCGCCCATCATCGGCCGCTCAACGGTCTGGATCGCCGTCTGCTTCGCCCTGGCCAGGACTTCGACGAACTTGCGCTTGACGGTCTGCGTCTGACCGCGCAGGAAGAACTGCGGCACGCCATTGCAATAAACCATTACCGGGTTTTCGGCATTGGGGTCGGTGCTCTCATGCACGACGACATCGATCATCTCTTCGCTGAAAGCCATCTCGCCAAGCATGCTATTGGACACCGGGCCATCGACTGGTTCGATGATCTGGTCGGTGCGCCGGATAGGGCCATCGTCCATGCCGGGCAGGATCACATCCTCGGGTTGATTGATGTCCTGCGCGGCAGCGTCAATGCCCTTCGTCGGATAACGTCCCATGTTGGTTTCCTTCCAGAAATTAGAACGAGGTCATTCTGGATTTACCCCCCAAGGGTGGATGTAAAAAGCCCGCCACATGGGCGGGCCAAGGTACTGCCTGGGAGGAGCGCGAAACGATTAGGCGATAGTCAGGCCACCCTGCGCCTTGACAGAACCAGACAACAGCCAGTTGACGCCGTTGCTGACGACTTCGATCCAGTCACCGACATACGCGGTTGTGGTCAGGCTGATGGTCGTACCACCCGTAGTCGAGGCCGCAGCCGATGCGTTGGCCAGGTCGGCGGACGACACCGACCCTTTGATAATGGCGCTGCCCGCGCCAATCGTGTGGGCGCTGGCGCCGGGGATGCCGGTCACGATGAACTTGAACCGCCCACCCATGAACGGCGACGGCAACGTGGTTGCGAAGGCCGTGGTCGAGTTGAGCAGGATGGTCTTGCCGTTGTCGTATTGAGACAAGGTACTGGCCGCGCTGCGGGCCTCGACAGCCCCCAAGGCGACAGGAACCTCGACACCGCTCGAGTTGAACGCGACAACCTGAGCATTCTTGCCAAGGGTGAGTTTCTTGCTGACCAGTAGGTCGGCCATGGATTTCCAAAGTTGCATGATGAATGTCCTTTATCGTTTAAGGTTGCCGTGAGCACGAAGCCCACGGCACCGGTACTACCCAATCGATTAGCTGGTCTGCGGACGCTCGGGCAGGTACATGCAGTTTTGAGTTGCATGAGCCGTGCTGCCGGTGTTCCAGTTGGTCGAGCCGATCGTGAAGTTCGAGCCACCGTAATTTCGGTGAGTCGTGTAAGCGAACGGACAGACGGTGCCCGGAATCGCCGGGAAGGCCGGGGCGCGCGTAAAGGCGTTGCTGCCGTCGAGGGCCACGGTTTCACCGCGATAGACAGACACGGTGCCACTGGAGTTCACACACCAGACGACGACCGTTCCGTAAGCGGGAGCGAGCACCAGCGTGCCGCCCGCCGAATCGGTGGTCGGCGTGGCCGCGCCAGAAGCAGTCGCCTTCAGATACGCCTTGCCATCGATCGCAAACGAGAACTGCGTGGCCGTGTAAGTGGTCGCAGCGCCCGTAATGCCGGAAAGCATGTTCGTGGTCGAGGTCGGAATCGCCAGCGTGCCGGTTGCAAGATTGCCAATTGCCATTTGAGTATCCTTTCAGTTGTAGGGGCAGGATTCCCTGCCCCGTCAATTACAGGGCGGAAGCGCCGACTTCGGCGATCGCCATCCAGCCGTTATTCAGCACCGTGGCGTTCATGTAGAACTTGGCGCCGATATAACCGCGCTGTCCGAGCGGATCGTTCTTGTCCATCTGGCCGGGCGGAATGTAGGTCGGGGTGAGAGCGTTCGCGCCACGCAGCGCTACCTGGCCCCAGGCGTCTTCCGCTGCCACGACCACGCGATAGACATCCGGGTTGGTGCCGGTAGTCGAGAGCAAGCCATACGCCGAGGCGGTCGTGCTCGTGGCGGCATCCTGAATCGCCACCAGTTCCGGAGAAGTGATGAATCGGAAATTCTCGACGGCGCCGATTTCGTTTTCATTGATCGGCTTGCGGCTGCCATACGACGCGACGGGAATGAAACCGGGGATGTCGCGGACATCGGATTCCAGGTCGGAACTGCCGAACACCAGATACGACGCTTCCACCGGGGCGGTCGCGAAGTCCGCCGATGGCGCCAGGACCGACGTGATCCGCCTGGCATGGTTGCCCTGCAAGCTGCGCGAAATCTTGCGCAACAGGTTGAGAGTCAATTTGCCGGAAATCGCCGCACGCGAGGCGCCACCGCTATAGAAGACGTTGGTGCATCCCGTCAGGGCGCCGTAGCGAACCATCTCGCGAAGCAGGCCGACCCGGTCGCCGGTTTGCTTCTTCATCTCTTCGGCAACGTCGTCTTCGTAGAGGTCGACGGTCTTGTCGGTCAATCCGTACAGGACGGAGTATTGCTGCAAGGCGACCGTCACGTCGACCGGGATCATCGTTTCCGCAGCCGGGGTCACGCCTTCCGCCGTCAGATGCGCCGAGGCCAATGCGGCCGTGCGATCAACGGTGGTGTTGTTAGCAAAAAAGCGGTCCTGCGGATCGCTGCCGCCAGAGACGGCGCCGCTCGTGCCGCCATAGGGCAGCCAGCGACGATAAACCACGGTGTCGCCACTGTTCTTCGGAATCTGGCGTTGCATGCCAGTAACACCGAGAACTTCGACCGCGACGGCGTGACCAAGGATTTCGCCCTTGAGCTTGCCGATCCGCTGCGGGGACAGTGCATAACTTTGGATTGCCATGTCTTTCTCCTATTTACCGAAGACCGCGCGCCAACTTGAAGCCGGCATGAAAAGCGTCGTCTTCGCTGAGTTTTGAAGTGGGAACCGCCCCACCGGTCGGCTGGATCGCCGCCTCGAGGCGCTTCTGTTTGTTGGTACGGGATTGCTGTGACTTGTCTTTCCAGGAACGGAACTCGTCGATCTTCTTGCCGATGAAATCAGCGTCCCATGAGGCATCGAGGGTTGCCCGCTCTTCCTCCTTGAGAACATTCTGCTTCCATAGCGAGAAGTCGGGCGATGTAACGACGCCTTCCCAATCCGGGTGAGAGCGGGACAGCAGGCGGCGTTCGACGGACTGATTGAGATTCTTCTCGGTTTCCGAAACACGCACGGCGACGATGCGCTCAATCTCTGACGGATCGAACGCGGCAGCAGCAGCTGAACCTCCGACATTGGCCAGCGCCTCACTAAGGTCCTGTGCCAAATCGGCCGCCATCTCCGGCCACTGCGTATGCATGCGCTTGAAACTTTCCGAGGTCAGCTTGACCTGGCCACCTGATGGCGTGGCCTGGTTACGCTGCTCCAGCGCCTGCTGCTTCCTAAAGACCTCACCAATTTTCCCGAAGGCTTTTTCGATGTGGGCCTTGACGCTGTCTACCTCGTTGGCCTTGAGAATCGCGGCCTTAAGCTCCCCCTCGGTCAACCCGAGACCTGGAATGACATAATGCCCTTCCTCGCTGGCACCCTCTGCGGGCGGCGGCTCGGCAATGGCTTTAGTCGGCTCTTCGGGCTGTTCCGGTGCCGCCTGCGGTTCTGGCGCTGCTTCCTGCGGGGGTTCTTCACCCCGTGTCCTGGCAAACGCTTCCGCGAAGGCGGCGGCCTCATGCAATGCTTGCTGCTCTTCCGTTACTTCCTGAGTGGGTTGTTGCTCGACCTGTTCAACGGTCACGGCAAATCTCCAAAATCGTTCACAGATGTCGGGCGCCGAAGCGGCCAACGCATTTACCGGTGGCTATCGCCAGCAGTAGTGCGATTGATTTTGGCTATGCCCCCCGAGGGTCGATGATTTATTCGTCGATGACGAGTTTGGGTGTGCCGATTTCAAGGAAGGACTTCACTTCGGCAATCTGACCGCGCACCTTCGCGGTTTCATCCGGGGGAAGGTTGCCGTCGTTCCTGGCTCGCAGCGTGGCGAGCCGGTCGGTCAGGTGCTGCTCGAGCTTGCGCCAGAGCGCGGACATGCGCTCGCCTTCAGAGAGCTTCATCAGGATAGGCGAGAAAGCTTGTAGATGGCCTTCAGATAGACCGCCGTGATGCCATCCACCAGATTGGCGATGGCGTCGTACTCGTCTGCGATCGATGCGCGATTGACTTCGATCCAATCGGCCTCATCGCGAAGATGGGCAAGAATGTTTTCACCTGGCATATCGACGGGCGGCAACTCGGGCAACTCGCCGAAGGCCCCCATCCAGGCTTCTGCAACGGTATCGACGGCATCGATCACTTCGGCATAGAAAGCGCCAAGTGCTTCGTGTTGCGCATAGCTGCGGGTGCGCAGATGAGCGTTATGCGCGGCGTTGCGAGTGGCGAAAACACGGGCTATCAGTTCGGCGATCATGGGTTACCTCGCAAATGCCTGTCCGGGAGGCGCACGCCCGGCTGGCTCGGCGGGTGGCGGAAGAACCTGTGGCGTCGGGTTGTGGTGCATGTGCAAATCCTTCTGCATGCCGATCAAGGTCAACTCTTTTTGCGTCCGGAGCTTGGCGGCGGTTTCGGCGAGTCGAACCTTGTTGTCGTCGACGTTGATCCCCTTCTGGATTTGCAATTGCACGTAGGCCAGTTCGCGCTTGAGCATCAATTCCTCGCGGCGCGACATGGCTTCGATGCGGGTGCGATCCGCCTCGGCCTTGGCATATACGACATCCCGGTCCATGTCGGTCTTGATCCGAAGCTGATCGGTCTGCGCACGAATCTTGGCCACGGTGACCTGCGGTGCTTCCGGTGGCGGACGTTGCGACACGGCCTGCCTTTCTTCCTGGCTCATCCTGAACCGCTCGGGGTCGAGACGCTGCGACTTGAGCCACTCTTCCATCCATTTCTTCGGACTGATCTCGAAGACAGGATTCATGACCATGTTGCCCATCTGCATGATCGACTGGTTCTGAAGTTCACGTTCCACCAGCGCCGTGCTGCCGCGAGCGTCGATCATGAAATCCCCCTTGGCGGAATCATCCTCGCCATACATCAAGAGGTACTGGTAATAACGCCGAATGTGCGGTTCAGTGATGCAATCGTCGTAATTGCGGGCAATCCTGCGCAGGACAGTGCTGGCGTTGTTATTCACCATCTGCATACCGCCCACCGTGTCAGGCGCGGACCCCTGCTGCCCCTGCATGATCAAGGGCAGTCCAGTGATGTCTTCCGCCACCTTCAGGCCGAAGTTGATGATGTTCAGCATCTCAACCTGATTGCTCGGAATGATGATCGCGTCGATCGCCTCGCGGATCGACCTGACGTCGGCGTCGGCCTTGACGAAGTAATGCTTCCTCGGACTGAGCGTCCATTTGCCGTCAGCCGGCTCGACCGCGCCCATCCTGATTCCGATGAGCGGCCCGCCGCTGATGCCGGCGTTGTCCAGCATGTTTCGGTTCGCGGCGGTGATCATCCGTTGGGCCGGCTGAATCTGCTTCGGAACCCCGACCCCCGCCCAAAATCCTGGGCGTCTCTGCCATGGCATAATGTCGTATGGAAACTCGCCACTGTCCAGCGGGTTCAGAACGATACAAATGGCCCGGTCATTGACCAGTGTGACGATAGCCGGAAGCGTGATCAGAGCATCGGCGTCTTCGCTAAGGTCAACGCCAGCAGCCTCGAGGTCTTCCTTTTCGAGAAAGCCGTAGTAGTACCATATCTCGAACCCGTCATCATCTGGCTTGACCTGATGCTGCGGGATTCCGTTTCCCTTGTACTTGCATCCAGGGCCTTCGATCAGGATTTCCTCGATCTGCTCGGTGAGATATCCTGGCACACCGATGAGGTCGCGCAGCTTTCTTCCGGTGATGTCGTCACGTTCGAAAACATACTGACCGTCGTGGATGTTTTCCCCGCAAGACGGGTCTGGATAAAAGTTCCACGGGTTGATGCTGCGACTTGCCGGGTTGATGGTTTCAATCATGGCCAGGGTTTGGCCTTCCGGCGATTGAATTGACTTGATCCGCGTCTTCTTGGTCGGGAACGGACCCTTGAGAATCCCAGTGCCAAGGCGGCTACAGTTCTCGATGACCTTGCGCATCTCGGCGTGATAACCGCATTCGATGTGCCAGTCCTCGATCTGCTTCTGCGCCCTTGCTGCGGCGCGACGGGCGGCGACACTGACCTGCTCGGCCTGGTCATCGGCGTCAAGCGGCATGGCGGACGCGGGCTGTGGCATGCCGGGTTGTGCAGCAACCATGCCGGGTGCCGCCAGCGGGGGTCCATTAGGGGCAGGAGGGAGGGGGCCTGCCCCGGTCACAGGCTGACCGGCGGGGCTGGCTGGCGGCAACTGTTGCTGCTGCGCAATCGGCGTGGGCTTCAGCACCCAATTGCGATCGTCGGTCGGAAGCAGCATGTCCCCGACCCGCGCACTTGCCGCGTCGGTATAGGGACGGGTGATATTGAGCAGCAGGGTGGCACGGCCTTCATTGGTCGTGACCCGCTCGAAGGTCGGCGTGCCGCTCGGATGTAACGGCTTGACGCCGCCCGTGGTGGCACGATTGGCGTCATCGACACCAAGATAGGCGTCTTCCGCCTCGCGCCATTCATCCTCGATGCCGGAACCAGAACGACCATCGACCGCCGCCTTGCGCTTGCCGGCAATGGCCCTGCCCAGGGCTTCGATCTTTTCGGTGAGTTGCGCCTTTTGTAGCGCCTCGAGTTGCTCGATCTCTTCAGGCAACAGGTCGTCTTGCGGTTCGATATCCATCCCTGCCTCGCTCGGGGTACAGAGCGATTATCGGGATGCCCCCCTAGGGTTATCGCCTGCCTCGTCGTCTTGCTCTAATGAGCCAGTCGCCGTTCGCCGCCTGCTGAACATTCGCCTGCAACAACCAGCCATGCAATCCCCGCAGCAGCACACCGCCTGGGTCGGCAAGCTCTACCCCGTTGTTGTCATAGACTCGCCAGAGTTTCGTGGCCGGGTCGTAGA